GACCTTTATCAAGTGAGATGATCTTACAGTAAGTGCGTGCAAAATACGCCGGATCTTGCATGCATTTCATATATTCCTGGATTGTTTCTTCTGTCCAACCCTGTATAACGCCATCACGTTTTACATTATTATTTCCCAAATAACCATTTTTAGAATCTCTAGTATCACTTATCATTTCTAACCCATCCTGGGAATTTTTCACTATTTACTCTGTTATAAACTGTCTGTCTAGATATTCCGTATTCTTCACAGATTTGTTTAAACCCGTTATAACTTTTGCCTTCTATAGTAAATGAAGAAATTTCTTGCCACGGTCTTACCTTTAAATTTCCCCAATATTCTTTGTTTTTTTCAGAGATGGTTTTTTTGGTTTCTTCGCTATGAGATTGACCCCTCCAAACGTCATTACCCCGTTTGGCATTTTCTAAAGTAGCTTTCAGCCGTCTTCCCGACCTCGGGCCTTTATTTGCCTCTGATGCCAACATAATCCTAATCTCTTCGGAATTAATTCTACCACTTAAAGATAACCATGCGACTTTATCTTGCCATCTTCCATATTCTAGATATAACTGTCTATGCGCTTCGGCATGTTCTTCTACGGATAATTTTACTAAGTTGTTTTTATTGTCAGACCCACCAGCATGTCTAGGAATAATATGGTGCATATGATAAACCGTCATGGTAATCCCTTTTACTTTTATTTATACGTTTGGGATTCCTAAAGTTTATTCATCATTCAACCTCGGTGTAATATCAACCACATTATCTTTCTGGGATTGTTGTTGTAACATTCTTTGCAGATCAGTCGTAGATCCTACGAATAGATTATTAGTAGTCTGACTGACTGCTTTTTTTTCTTCTTTGGCGTTGATATCTTTATGTTTCTTATTCAGATCCATAAGCTTATCGTTTACATCAGCAACGTTTTTAATTAGTCCTGATAGTACTTCGAACGCCCGTGGGTGTTCGCTCGAGCGTGCGACCTCGATCATATCCTCAAGCGCATCGCGACCTTTATTAATTAGATCGAATAATGTTTCTCTTGAATATTCGTAGTCGTTTTTAAAATTATCTGAATCATTCATAATTTGGCCATCCGGATCTATCACTGTCACCATCTTCCATACTATATATCGTAGTGGTAAATCCGTAGTCACTATCCGGTGACGCGTCTAATGGGTTCGGCTCTACGATAATTCTGGATGATGGACTATAAAGCGCAAAAGCCCCATCTGAATCAATCGTGTTATATACTAACTTACCATCCGAATCTCTTACCGCACTCGATGTATAAAGATCTACAATAGATTTGCGAATAATAGTTGCTTCAGCAATTGGACCATAGAAGTTAGCAGTCATAGTAAAATCTAATGTGTACTGAATAATACGTCTATTATCTAGAGCCCCTTCGTATGCATCTGAGTATGTAAGACCGTTTAGAGTAATAGGAACATCTTCTTTGATATCGTTATAATCGGAAAATGGTTTAATAGTTAATGTGTACTGTGGCGCAAAATACGGTAAAATTTGTTCTACAATCTGTAGCGCATCATCTTGGGTCTTTGCATACACGTTGAGTTGGAACCCAATGATATAAGGGGTATATGTGTAAATTTTATTACGAATATTTCCAGTACCCCTGTTAAGATTGTTAACTTTTTGTAGCTGACGCTGGGAATCATACTGGAAAGAAATAATTTCAAATGACATACGTGGTAGTTTAATAGCTACCTTTGTATCATTTACTAGATCAGGGTTTTCACGAATACGGTCTAAAAAGCTTGAACTTGGAGCATATGACAAAGGCACTCTCGCTTGACTAATAACCTTATTCGTAGAATCCTTACGAACTACATAAATGTTATTAAAAAGCGAGCCAAACATAGCTACGCTTTTACGAATTCTTTCATGGTAAAAATGATTGCCTAACATTACTGTGGATCTCCGAATGGATTACTTTCACTAAAGTCTAAGAATCCTAAATCTGTCTGAGTTGTGTCGAAATAGTCATTTTTCTCATTTTCAGACAATTGATTATCCTCAGATACACTAACCACTGTCACCGTATTCGTACCATTTGTAATAGTTAAATTTGGGGTCCATTCGTGATATAGTCCATCATCTGCACCCGATTGAACTACGCCTAAGACCTTAGTAGGTTCATCCCAAGACGAAACTTCGCCGGTCATAATAACACCTGAAGAAAATGTCTGTGTAACTACATCACCAGCTATAAATCCAGATCCTGCACTATCGACAGTTAACTGATATTCATAGGCGTATCTTTGTTCGATATCCTGGATAGCTTCAATAGTAGTATCAAAGTCTTCGTCGCTATATTCAAATAGTTCACAACGTAATTTATAGGTTGGTAAATTACTTAACTGGTAAAACGGCTGTTCGTGTTCTACGGCCATAATCTGAAACATAGAATTGGATAATGGCAAATAGATAATGTCACCTTCAAGCGGACGAATGCCCTGGATCGTATTATCTTGTTTCGAAACCGTTTGGTTCCAGCGTCTACGTGATACAATAAAGGTAGCTTGGTCGCGAATTTCTACGCCGAACTTTGTAAATAAATCACCTTCACCATCGAAGCCTTCTGTATTTTCGATGTACATTTCAACCTTATAGGCTGCACTGAATCTCGATGGAACGTCTTCTCCTAAAATTTTATCTTCATTTACTATTTCTCTCGGAAGATAATAAACATCTTGACCATAGATCTTAAGAGATTCTATGATTATGTCTTCATAAAGATTTTGTTCCGATCTAACCTTCTGGCTAAAATATACATTTGTTGCCATGTTTTATCCTACGAAGAAGTCTGCAGGCATTTCAAAGTCCAGACGAATCTTCTCCCTTAAGCGCTCGATTTCATTTGTTGCATCATCATAAATTTGTCTACCGTTAAGAGTTACACCACCAGGTAATTGCATACCTTCAAACTTGATTAAGTTTGCACCCCATTGCTGCTTGATCAATGCAGTAGTATATTCTTTTAACCAAAGATCATTCCATACTTTTGTATGAGTAGAACTATCTACTGTCTTATATGCCTCATAAACAATATACTCGCCAGCTTTTACATCTTGGTCAGCAAAGTCCCCGTGGACATACAGACGATTCATATGACGTGAATACGTTACTTGTGGATATCCATTTAGCTTCATATCCAGCATAGACAGATATTGATTCATTTGCTCATAGTATGCGAGATCCCCAGCAAAGTTTTGCAAATCAGCAATGTCATTTAACATCATCTGGTATTTTATATCAAAGAAGTTAACAGAGTTATTAAACGATGAAGAAATGTAAAACACCCTTGTTACGTTTAACGTGTCTGCAGTAACTTCAATATACTCACGATCTACATCTGTCTGTGTTACTAGATGCGACACATATGTTCTATATGTCGCATCTGAGTGATATTCTTGCCAATACTGTAGGGCTTCATCCACTCTATCTTCTAGCTGATCTGGATCGACATTTATTTCAATGACCGGATCCCCTAGCCTTCTTAAAGAATAGTCAATAAGACCTTGTCGCGTAGATGGATTTGCCATGTATTATTCCTATTATGATGAGGGACTACGAATTGTTTTCAGCGTAGTCCCAGCTGAGTTTTTTATCAATAGGGTAGTAGTTCCGCTAAAATCAGAAGAAGTAACAGATCCGCTTTCAAGCTTATCATTGTTAAGATTAGTGAAATTGGTGTCGACTTCTGTATTAGTTAAAGGCGAGCCTTTTACCGATCTTAATGTTATAGTTGCCATAATAGTATCCTCGTCTAAAAATTATAATAATCGAGAACTACTATTATGGAGCTGCGATTGTAACGGTCCAAGTGATGGTTACAGTATCATCATCGCCTTTGTTAACTGCTGCAAATGTTGTACGGCAAAGCATATCACCAGCGGTTGAGGCGTTAAAAATACCAGCTTCAACAAGTGCACCGGAATGGGTTGAAGCGCCTGAAGGGAATGTCGCAACATATTCAATAGCGTTTGCTGTAACAGTAGTACTGTCTAAGCTAACACGTGTACCAAGCTGTGATACCAGTGCGGTTTGACCTGCTGCTGCTGCAGTGCTGCTAGTACCAACGGCCATATGTGTCATGGCGGCTTTAGTAGGGGTGCCTTTCATACGATCGGCAATAACATTTAGACCAGCAGTTACCACTAGGTTTTTTTCATGGCGTTCATCTTTAACGTTACCGTTTTGATCACGGACAACGATTTTTAATTCGCCGGTTGTTTTTAGGGTTTCACGAATCATTTTGGGGTTCTCCTTAACGTGAATTAATGATTATTCTATCTATTTATAATATTAAAAAGCTGTAGATTCAAGAGCATATGTAAATTCTACATAATCCTCAGCGAAATAGCTTTGTTGATATATTACGCCAGAATCTCCAGCTTCAACCGTATCAGACGTATTTTTATCTATATCTAAATTAGTCTGATCATTTGTATTGATTTGTTCATTTTGTGCTTTACTGATATTAAAGTCACTGGTTTCACTTACATTTGCAGTATTTGTAAATGGTAAGTAATATCCATTGCCTGTAGGTGATCTGTATTCGTAAGCTGTATAACCAATAGAATATGTATCGCTGTCGAAGTAATTTTGTTTATAAATCAGATATGGATCTGAAACATTCGCTGTATCAATAAAGTCTTTAAGGGTTTGTACTAAAAGTTCTATTGTCTCGGTAACTTCAGAAGTATCTGTAAGGCTTCTGTTATATCCTACGGACTTTGTCAGAGATTCTGTAGCATTCGCTTGATCAGATCTTGCTTTGTTAAAGTCAATTACATTATTTTCAGTTGCATTCGCTTGATCTGCTCTTACTTTGTTAAAGTTAAGATCGCTTGTTTCAGTTGCGTTTGCTTGATCAGATCTTACTTTATTAAAGTCGATTATATTATTTTCAGAGGCAGATGTTGTATCACTTAATATTTTACCGAGTTCGATTGTAGTATTTTCAGACGCAGATGCCGTATCAACTCTCACTTTATCAAATACAAATGATGATACTTCTGACGTTTCAGTTGTATCGCTAAATGATCTATTGTAGTCAGTAGCACTTGTTAATAATTCAGATGCGTTTATTATATCACCTTCAACCATTCCGAATGTAAATGTAGATCCATCGGTCACACCTAATAGGTCTTTACCCAGAACTGTATCAGTAAATGATCTATTATAGTCAGTAACACTTGTTAGTAATTCAGCAACCTCAGCTGCATCCGAAAGAACCTTATTAGATGTTATTTGACTGTTCTCAGAGGCAGATGTTGTATCACTTAAAACTTTAGCTAATGTAAATAGAAGACTTTCACTACCATTTGCTGCATCCGAAAGAACCTTATTAGATGTTATTTGACTGTTCTCAGAGGCAGATGTTGTATCACTTAAAACTTTAGCTAATGTAAATAGAAGACTTTCACTACCATTCGCCAACTCCGTAAACGGCAAGCCGAAGATATTGACTGTAGGAGATCTATAGTTAAATACGACATATGATTGGCCATTAACGATGTAGTCGGAGTCAAAATAGTTCTGACTAAAGAGTTCGTATGTTTGATCTGCTTCAAGATTCTCTGTGAATTCTCTATTAATAACTAGAAGAAGCTCTAGAAGATCTGTTGTATTAGCTTGATCTGTGAAACTTCTATTATAATCAATGACCCTGGTCAGTGATTCGGTAGCATTAACTTGATCACCTTCAACCATTCCAAAGGTAAAAGTAGAATTATCCGACGTTTCAGTTGTATCGGTAAATGTTCTATTGTAGTCAACGATCTTTGTTAGTAATTCGCTAGCATTAACTTGATCTGATTCAGTCATACCAAATAAGAATGCAGAATTATCTGGCGTCTCGGTAGTATCAGTAATCGATCTATTGTAGTCAACAATTCTGGTAAATGATTCAGATGCATTTGTTATATCACCTTCAACCATTCCGAATGTAAATGCAGAATTATCCGACGTTTCAGTTGTATCGGTAAATGTTCTATTGTAGTCAACGATCTTTGTTAGTGATTCGCTAGCATTAACTTGATCACCTTCAACCATTCCGAATGTAAATGCAGAATTATCCGACGTTTCAGTTGTATCGGTAAATGTTCTATTGTAGTCAACAATTCTGGTAAATGATTCAGATGCATTTGTTATATCACCTTCAACCATTCCAAAGGTAAAAGTAGAACCATCAGTTACACCTAAAAGATCTTTTCCTAATACGGTATCAGTCAAGACCTTACTGAGAACAAAAGCAAGATTTGTATCAACAGTGTTAATTTGATCTGTCGGATTTTTACCAAAAATAATTGTACTAGTGTCTGTAGACTGGACTGAATCAAATCTATCTTTATTAAAGGTCCAGATCGAGTTTTCCGATACGGACATAGATTCCGTAAATGGAAGACCATAGATATCGAACAAGTCAGATCTATAGTTAAATACCACATAAGCTTGACCATTGACAATATAATCAGAGTCAAAGTAGTTCTGACTAAATAACTCATAGACTTGTGACGCTTCAAGATTTTCTGTTAAATTTCTATTGATAACAAGAAGAAACTCGACTAAATCTGAAGTATTCACTTGATTAGTAAAGCTTCTGTTATATGCTACTTCTTTTAATATAGATTCGCTAACATCGACTTGATCTAATTCAGTCATACCAAAGACAAATGTTGGACCATCTGTAATTAATGCTGAATCGCTTAATACCTTGTCGACAATAGCGGATAGAGATTCAGTTACATTAGTCTGATCTTCTCTATTTTTATTAAATGACCATATACTATTTTCACCAATACTAGTGATATCTGAAAATTCTCTATTATATTCCACAATTCTCGTAAGGAGATCTGACGCATTTGCCGCATCGCCTTCGACCATTCCGAACGAGAATGTAGAACCATCAGTCACACCCAGTAGGTCTTTTGCTAGTGTGGTATCACTGAATGCTCTATTAAATTGAGTTATTTTGGTAAATGATTCTGTAGCATTTACAACATCGGAATTAAATTTATTAAATGTTATCCGACTATTTTCTGAGACCGTAGAAGTATCATTTAAAACTTTAGCTAATGTAAATAGAAGACTTTCACTGCCATTCACTAACTCTGTAAATGGTAGACCGAAAATATTAATAGTCGGGGATCTATAGTTAAATACCACATAAGCTTGGCCGTTAACTATATAATCGGAATCAAAGTAGTTTTGACTAAATAACTCGTAAGTTTGTGAAGCTTCAAGAAACTCGGTGAATTCTCTAATAAAGCTAACAAGAGTTGAAATTGACTCTGTAACATTTGCTTGATCAGTGAAACTTCTATTATAGTCAATGATTCTGCTAAAGACTTCGCTGACATTTGTTACATCACCTTTAACCATTCCAAACGAGAATGTAGAATTATCTGGTGTCTCGGTAGTATCAGTAATCGATCTATTGTAGTCGACGATTCGAGTAAATTGTTCAGTTGCATTTATTATATCTGCAAGAGATTTATCGAATTCTATTACTTTAGTTTCAATAACCGAAGAGCTATCAGTAAAGTTTCGGTTGAAACCTACCACTCTAGTAAACGTCTCACTGGCGTTAGCTATATCACCTTCAACCATTCCAAACGAGAATGTAGAACCATCAGTCACACCCAGTAGGTCTTTTGCTAAAGCAGTATCAGTAAATACCTTATAAAATCCAGATGCTATATTAAGTAATTCTATAATATCTACTGCATCAGAGAGGGATTTATTAAATGCTATTTCGCTATTTTCTGAAGCAGTCAAAGATTCACTTAAGAATTTACCAGACGCTAGTAGAAGATTTTCGTTAACATTCAATAACTCTGTAAATGGTAAACCGAAGATATTAACCAATGGCGATCTGTAGTTAAATACAACGTATGATTGACCATTAACGATATAATCAGAGTCGAAGTAATTTTGGCTGAACAGTTCATATGTTTGTGGTATATTAACAGTTTCAGCAAAATCTCTAACAAATGTAACAATTCTAGTAAATATATCTACTGCGTCTGCATAATCAATAAAGGCTCTTCTTGCATCCAGTATAGTAGATATTGATTCGCTTGCATTTGCTATATCGTTTTTAACCATTCCAAAGGTAAACGTTGCACCATCAGTTACATCTAAAAGGTCTCCTCCTAAAGCGGTATCACTCAGAGTTCTATAATAACTTACAATCCTATTAAATTGTTCGGTCGCATTTACTATATCTGCAAGAGATTTATCGAATTCTATTACTTTAGTTTCGGTGGATAAAGCACTATCACTAAATAAACGGTTAAAGCTAACCGTACGACCGAATACCTCGGCAGCGTTAACTGTATCACCCTCGGCCATTCCGAAGGTAAACGTTGCACCGTCAGTCACACCCAACAGATCTTTCGCTAGTGTGGTATCGGTTAAAGATCTATAATAACTTACAATCCTATTAAATTGCTCTGTTGCATTTATTATATCTGCAAGAGATTTATCGAATTCTATTACTTTAGTTTCAATAACTGAGGAACTGTCGTTAATATTTCGATTAAATCCAACTACTCGAGTAAACGTCTCACTGGCGTTAGCTATATCACCCTCGGCCATTCCGAAGGTAAACGTTGCACCGTCAGTCACACCCAACAGATCTTTCGCTAGTGTGGTATCAGCTAATACTTTTGCAATTGCGAATTGTAAATCATTATCAATTGCATCTGTTAAATCAGATATTATTTTATTAGTTACAAAAGATTGAATATCGTCCGGATTAACAACATCTTGAATAAGTTTACCAAAACTTAAATAAGACACATCGCTGGCATCCACCGGCAATTCTGTAAAGGGTAATCCAAAAATATTAATAGTCGGAGATCTATAGTTAAATACCACATAAGCTTGACCGTTAACAATATAGTCCGAATCAAAATAAGTTTGCTGATAAAGGAAATAATCATCAGGTATATTTGATAGATCTGTTAATACTTTATTCGAATTAAAGTTTAAATTTTCAACCGAAGTGATGATATCACCTTCAGACATTCCGAAGGTAAACGTTGCACCGTCAGTCACACCCAGCAGGTCTTTTGCTAGTGTGGTATCACTTAGAACTTTTTCTACCGCAAGCGATAAATCCTCGCTTGCGTTTACTATATCATCAATAAATCTTCTAAGATCAATGAATATTGATATTATTTCAGATATATTTGCTATATCAGATAGATTTTTACCAGTATTGATCACACTATTTTCATTGACATTCGAAGATTCGGAAATATTACCCATATCGAATGAAAGTGAAATTGCTTCAATAATTTGACTGACATCGCTGTATACTTTTTGTATGTCAAATGTATTACTATCAGACGATAGCGAAGTATCTAAAATAGATTTATTAATTTGGTAATTAAGCGATTCGCTTGAAGTAATAGATTCAGTAAAATCTCTGAATATTTGTAAAACCAGTCGAATTGATTCGCTTATATTAACAAGACTGGCTTCAACCATATTAAACTGGAATGTAGATCCATCGTTAATACCAACAAGATCTAAAGCATTCGAGACGTCCGATAGTACTTTTTGCAGAGAATAAGTTAAAATCTCATCATTTAATTCTGTAGTATCTGAAAGCCCTTTATTAGAGTTAAGGGATTGATTATCACTAACATTAGAAATATCAAATTGGGGTTTATTCAATAACCATGCTGAATTCTCTAAAGCTTGCGCAGAATCGAATTGGGGTTTATTGTATAACCATGTTAGATTTTCATTTACATTAGATACATCAAATTCGCCCTTATTAAATGACCATATCGCATTTTCTATTATGTTGAATAGATCTGATAGACCTTTATCTGTTATAAAGGTTGGATCTGCGTCAGATACTGATGCTGAATCTAAAGAAAGAGATTTATTAAATGTTAATACAGCATTTTCATTCGCTTGGGCTAAGTCGAACAATGTCTTTAAAAGATTAAATGTAAAATCTTCTAAAGACTGAGCTTGATCATCTAATGATTTTAATGTATTAAAAATTAAATTGTCGTCAAAAGTTTGCGCGGAATCAGAATAATAAGCATATACCCCAAGTACAACTAAAATTTGTTCCAGTATAACTGCTCGATCTGATTCAGCCATCCCGAATGAAAAGGTAGACCCATCAGTAATACCTAATAAATCTTTTCCTAATACGGTATCGCTTAAAACCTTATCTACAATATAATTAAGTGCCACAGAAGCATTAGCAGAGTCAGATGCACCTTTGTCGAATAATAAAGTACTACTATCAGTTACAGGGCCAGTTAGATCAGCTGGTAATTTGCCATATTGGAACGTAAAGCTTTCATCTGCGCTAAATGTATCTTGAAGCGGCTTGCTATATTGGAATGTGAAGTTTTCAGAAGCAAGAGAAAGGTCCTGTCTTACCGAACCAATCTGGAAGAATATATCACCATCACCGGCAATTGGGAAATCTTTAATACCTTTATTCGTGTCGAAAAAGGCAATATCATCTATACCAGCTGGATCGATAAAGTCCGATAAAGTTCTGCGTAATTGATAAGAAAATAATTCAAATGCATTTATGTCATCGGTTAATGGAATTCCCGGTAATGTTCTTAAACGTCCGAGAATATGTTTAGCAGAATCAATTTCAAATTCTCGAATAAACTGCCCGCTACCGACTAAAGAAAATGTAGGAGAATACGATACATTTATAGAACCTACAATAGGTTTATCGATTTTATTCTCAAGGTGTTTACTTACTAATGGTAAATTAGAGTCACGATAAGATTTACTGAAAACACTAAATAAACTTTTTATAGCCTTACCAGTTAATAAAAAGTTTTTAGTATTTTCAGTATTTGTTGAACTAACGACAGGTCTATTAAATTTATTTTCTGATAAACCAGATACTACAGGAGATCCAGAATCTCTATATGATTTACCAGATACACTAAAAGGGGGTTTCATTATACACGGGTAACAGCGGGTGTAACAGTCACCATACCTTCTATTACTCTGTATCTTTCTCCACCAGAATCTTCAATATAGACGTCATAAACGTATCTTCCAGCTGTAATAGCAGCTGTTTCTTCATCAGTCATGGTTAATAGTATTCTACCGGCAGAAGGATTTTCAGTCGTAAATGTCCCAGCTACCGAAGAAGATCTATATGTTTTTCTGATCTGACTTGTAATAGTAACCCCAGTAAGATTATATGGACCACCCGAGGTAGTTTTTAAATCTACTTGATATCTAAATGTAGATCCCTGATCAATTTCTAGTTCTTCGTACAGAGCCATGTTTCACCCCTTTGTTATGTTAACACTATTTATGATGTTTTTTTATACTAAAAAAGGGGATTTACAGATTTTAAAAATCCGGTATAATATAAAAGTACTTTTTATGGTAGGGGTAATATATCACACCTTCTTCCGACAAAATCTTTTACATTCAGGCAAGGCAGTATCTTCAGAATCCCATGATTCAGGTAAAGTTTTAGTAAACCATTCGTTATTTAGTATTTCTTCCAGTGGGGTATGATTAACATTATACTGTTTTTTATTTTTATAATATGCACCCCATACTGGTGCCTTTTCCTTTACGTAATGATCCCAATCCCATCCTACTATTTTATACTTGTCAGTATTTTGCATATCCCTTTCATATGAAAGATTTGCTAGATAACAACACGGCATTACTTGACCATCTGGATTAATTAAAACCCTATTAAATTTCATCCATTGACACTCAATACCTAACTTATTTGCATTTAATTGTTTCATCATAAATCCTTTTCATATGATGATCATCGTTTAGATCAAAAACTTTTCCGAATATATCTTTGGATAAATTAGATTCTTCTAAAATATCCTGATTCCCGAATTCATCATAAAATTCAAATCCTGAACCATTCCAAAAACGATTTGATTTGGTATAAATGATACCCTCAGCACCATGTGATTTTACCAATTTGGCTATATCATATAAGCTTTTTTCATTGTGTTTAAATACTACTGTAAAAACTTGAGAAAGTCCTTGCGCCAAACTAAATGATTCCATATTTTCTAATATAAGATTTAGATTGGTTTTCTGTCTGTATTTAGAATGTTGTTCTTGGGTAATACCTTCTATAGCCCATATTACCTTTATTCTTTTACCGCCTAATAATCCTAAATCCCACCACCAATTCGAATCTCGAATACTACCATTTGTATTAATGCCTATTTGAATATGATCATTTGCTTTTATAATATATTCTACGATTTTAAATATATCTTTATTCATTATTGGATCACCCCAAGTACCACAAATATCCATATATTTAATATGTCTTAAAGTACTTTCGGGGAAGTACTTTTTAAATTCTTCAAAAGACCATTGGACCAGAGGAAGCCATTCTGCCTTATTTAACCCATTCGGATTTGTTCTATGACATTGAGGGCATGCCGCATTACAATACGTGCTAAGATCTAACCATACCCCCAATCTCTTTTCTCGGTATCTTTCATTGTAATTTCTTACAATATTTTCCATAATCTTTCCATTCATGTGGTTTATTCGTACTACGAGTAAAGTGAACCATCTTTATATCTTGATGAAAGTCATTACCGTCGTATAGTTTATTCCCGGTAATTTCGAAATATTTATCCTCGATTTTTTGGGTGCTAATATCTGGATCACTTATCCACCGGGTGAACCAGGCATCTGGCATAAGTTTTAGATCCATGCCATACAAGCTATCTTGAACAAACATAAACTCCCCATTCACCGGACCAATAGTTAAACCAGCTTTGATATAGTAATTCGTGTAGTATGGAATATCACCAATAAACTTTTCATAGATGTGTCTCGTTCTGCTTGGCCAGAACTTGTAAAAGCCTCCCGCCATCTTAAACGGTGTACCGTTAAAGTTCCACCAATACGGAATAGAAACAAACTCATTCTTTGCACATGGATAGTTAATCACTTCATGGTAATCGTGGATAAGAAGCTTATCGATATCCATTACAATTACAGGTTCGTCGATATCCATACCGAAGACCTGTAGTTTATTCCATTGTAGCGGAACCCACTTATGAAAAGGCTCACGAATCCAATGGACGTCGTGACCTTCTAACTTGCTGTTGATATAATTTTCATATTCAGGACCATACTTTGTTCCGATCCTTACACAAAATACTTTCAAAGAAACCATTCCATTTTTTTGTTAATGCAGTGGTATAGTTTTGCATCCGGATCACATGCATTTTTATTCGTTTTCTTTTCGTCAACGATATAATGCCACGACCCATTTAGATATTCAATTAGTATATCTTTCGAGTGAACAAGATAAGAAAACAAAGTTTCGTTATCATAACCGAATACACGACGAATGTTGTAGGGATACATGGAATCTTCGTCAGTCTTCAGTTCTGTCATTAGATCCAAATTCTCACGGAAGTTTTCAAAGTAACCTAGTTTTTTAATAATCTCTGACGATGCAACCATGATACCAGTATTAAATACATCATTATCCGGTTCATAGCCTTTTTCGAGTAACATAGCATGTGCATTCCAATACTTTGTAGCCGGATTACGAATACAAGTATTATAATTTTTCGGAGCTACGATCTTACCCCAGTGCGCTAGCGCGTTCGAGTGCGCGCATCCAAACTTATTATGGATATCATGCGCTTCAAAAATATCCTCAGTTGTATTTGGAATAACATCAAAATCTAAATAGCAGACAGCATCATATTTGTCTGCCATTTGTCTCATAGTCCAGTGCTTATAGAAGTTTACGATATCATAATGCGAGACCTCAGGATAGTCAGTCTCAAACATCTCTACAAAATCCTGATATTCCTTATCCCATTCATACAGATGATAATTAGCACCAATTGCTTCAGCGTATTGCTTATGACGCTCTACAACCTTATCGTAGTTGTTTAACAGCGCCAACTTTGTTTGTAGACTTTTATCGGTTTGAACCTGTACGCCGTTTTCAAACCAACCAGGGTTATCTAATTTATTTTCCGGTATGTCTACAAATACGCTGTAAACTACTTTTTTCATTTTCCAATTACCATATGCCTATTAAAATCTCCTAAATTTAATGTACCAGTGTATGCAATATAATCTAATTTTAATTCTAAAGCAAACAATTTAGGATCAGGCCAACAGTTAATATGAGCATTTAATGCTGTATAATCATTCGTTTGAAAACAGATCCAGGTATTTTTAGGTTTATTTTTTACGATATTGATCAGATCTTCCTGCTCCATATGTTCGCAACTTGTATTAACAATAGCTGAATACGGTGAAAAATCAATTGGTTCATGTACATCTAACGTTTTAAATGCAACATCTTGATCGTGAAATAATTCCCAACCATAACATTCACACATAGGATCCATATCACTAGAAGTAATATTCATACTAGCATTAGGCCACAACTTACGAAGTTGATATGCCATCATTCCATACCATCCTCCGACGACTAAAATATTTCCGTTCGGATGATTGTAGTTTTTATATAGTTCTTTTGCTAGCCATTCTTTACCCTCCCAGTGATTCTTATCAACTGAGTGCACTAAATCTTTAATACGAAATAAATCATCCACCCCATACATTGATTCATCGTACACTTTTTCACAAAGCTTTAGAACTCTATTTAAGATCGTCGAGTCCAACATCAATCTCCTCAAATGTCAATACACATGGTTCATAATCTACTTCAGGTTGATATTTTTTCGATTGAATATATTTCTTATCAAACACAAAGTGATTTACTTCGAAGTCTTCATGTACCAGGTATCTGTCAATACCAACATATTTACGCATGAAATAATCGCGGAATCCTGATTCGTTAAAATATGTCCAATATTCATACATTTCTTCATTTGATGCATCCCATGTCATGACTGAACTATTAATTCTTACATCATAATTTGCTAAACGATCGTATAGCTTTCCTTGCTTCCAGTGTGAATGAACAAGGGTAAGTTTTTCCCAGTCACGTTCATCATCGTGGATAAGTGGATCTTTTAATATTTTCACATCTAGGTCGAAGAAATACGTTTTGCCTTCGATAGGCATTTCAGGATCAAACAATCTAAGTTTGTTCCATACACCCTTAAGAGTGGGTCTACCCAGAGGCAAAATAATATTTACCTCTGGATCAATATTAGTGGGATCGTCTGTATAACAAAAGAATTTAAATTCTGCTTTTGTTAATCTTTTAAGATCATTATAAAGTTTATTTACAAATTCAGCACTATACTTCGTGCCGAATTTTACACACATCACATTATACATATTATTCCTTTAAAGAAATATAAATCTGTAATAGTTCACTAAGGGATTTAGCTTTTCTAATAGAAAGTTTAAGTTTTTTATCTTCGGATTTTTCAACAATCGAATCTTCTAACATTGCAATCTTAGTATTAAATACAAAGTCAAGATCTTTATCTTTCGAATCAATAACAGAAAGTAAATCTTTTGCAGTAACTTCTGAAGATTTTATATGATCCGTGTTAAATTTATATTGTAGATTTTCTCGATCGATACCGCCCAAACGTTTTTCTATTGCTTCTTCTACTATTTTATCGAGATTCTTTTTTTCCAATTCAATCTGGTTCTGTGTATTTTGTTCAATCTGCTCTAAACCAATTTCTCCAAGAAGATCATTAAAATCCTGTTGTGTGAAATCGACACTTAAAGTATAAGGTGTTACTATATCACCTTCTCGATATAGTATTTCGATTAACATATTGTTAGGAGGATCTATGAATTGTGCAGATACTATTTTTCCGCTGAAAATTGCCATAATAAGTCACCTTTATTAATATTAAACTTGCGTAATTTTTAAATTATATGTAGAGATAGTTTGTGGTGTGCCGCTCGGAACTTCCTGTGTACGATAATCATCTGCATCTACGAATCTTGTAAGATAGGTAGAACCGTCGAGCCTCGTATCAGTCATAGCAGTACCACGATTATTACCTGTACCATTGATACTATAAGAAATTTTAGTACCGGCAATTTCTGCAGCATAATAACGTATCATATCTTCAAGAGCTGTTTGAAAAGTAGCTGAAGGAGTTTGCTGAAGATCGATGCCGCTTTTCGTATAACATATTGGAAGTTCATGACCTGCCGCGGAGGCAGAATTAACTCTATGAAGATAGTAATTAGTAATAGTAATAGGCTGGTCCAGCGTATTAGGAATAGATCCAGCAAGATACGCAGAAGCATCTGCCCTGGTATCGGTAAATATAGGGGTTGATGAGCCGCTTACCTCAGTTGCTCCTGCCACTGAAGAAGAAGTCGAAATAAAATAAGTACCTGCTTGAGCTGTACCAGTTGAACCCGAAGTAAGAGTATCAATCGCAGGATAAATGAAGGTATCTGCAAAATCTGTTGCAGTCATTTCTCTTAGATCACTGCCATCGTAATACATCGGGTAAGAATATGTTGCGTCTGTCCAAGATACTTCTGAAGTATCATAAGCCTGATTTATTTTAGAGTAATTTACTGTTGTAGTTGATACGTCCGGGGTTTCAGCAGGCGTATCGTAATCGACAGTATCGGTTGTCCCTGCACCAGCAATTAATCGTGTATCAGACATGGTACCTAGATTACCGCCAGATCCTACTACCGATAATGTAACAGAGGGACTAAGACCATATAGTCGAATAGCTTCTGTTTGTATAGCTTCAATTTCAGCAGTAGTCATTTCCCTTAAATCACTACCGTCAAGTTTTAGTGGGGTTCTAACTGCCATTATTAACTTCCTGCACCATATAAGGTTTTAAGAGGTGTGCCTGTGCTATTATATATTACTAAAGAAACTTCATCTTTTAATTTAGCTCTTGATACTGCATCATTAGCTAATTTACCCTCGATAATAGCCAAGTTGTCTATTTGGGTTGTACCGATACTCGCGATAGAAACTGCACCTAATGTAACCGTAAAATCATTTGTATTAAAAGATGCAATACCTTTATTAGTAGTGGTTGCATCTTCACCTGAAATAACTCCAGATGCAATATCTATACCTTCACCGGCACTAAAGTGTGCTCTAACTTCTGATGCGCTTGGTCCGGTGTATGTAATAACCCCAGACGTTGAATTATATGATAGTGAGCCATCACCACCGGCGTCAGTGACAGAGATCTTACCACGAATTGTTGCATCGGAAATACTAAATGTGCCCGCCGCCGAGCTATATGTAGTATTTGTCCCGCTAGCAAAATGGGCTCTAACTTCTGATGCGCTTGGTCCGGTGTATGTAATAACCCCAGAGGTAGAATTATATGATAATGAACCGTCACCACCAGCATCAGTTACTGAGATTTTTCCGCGAATTGTTGTATCAGAAATACTGAATGTACCTGCAGCTGAGCTATATGTAGTATTTGTCCCGCTAGCGAAATGGGCTCTAACTTCTGATGCACTCGGACCTGTATAAGTTAATACGCCATTTGTTGCATTATATGATAGTGAGCCATCACCACCGGTGTCAGTGACAGAGATTTTACTTCTGAAATCCAGATCTGAATCAATCAGCGCGTATACTTCATTAATAGCAGAAACTAAATCTGTTGCGGTAGTATTTAAGGTTTCTGCATCTCCAGCATCTGCAGATAGGCCATTAAATTTCGTAACAAGTGTACCAAAATTATCGGTTATATTAAGTGTAGTAATAGCCATTATAGTTTCTCTATGATCTGGGTTAGCATGGATTTGATATCATTAACATCTTGCTTCAATTGCTCAATCTCCTGCTTTTGCCTGTTACGATTCTCTTTTGCTTTTTTAGCTGTATTAACTGCAGAAGTATTTATATTAATTACCGCACCAGTTTCCGGATCTCTTCCAAATCCCGGTGCGTTATCAGATCTTATCACTTTCATTATACCGCCAGCGCAATTGTCCGTATATCTTTAAAGGTCGGCACTTTTGCTTGGTTCTGAGAAACCATAACAATTTTAATCTGCATCTGGTTAAATGCATCAAGCGTACCAGTGTTACCACCAATCAGATATTCGTACTCTCTAAATATTTCAGGATTCTCATCACTGATTAATCCAGACGATGGGGAAACTGCTGTCCATGAAATATCTGCAATATTATCATCACCAGAAGCTACACGATAGTATACGTCGAATGAAGCATCGTTCGGTTTATTTGCAGTAACGAATAGCTTCATACCTACTGCATCTTGTGCTAAAGTAATTACTTTACTAATATGTTTAGCAACTGATGAGCCACCTTTTGGATTCGTTTCCGAAACGTAATTAATAGGAACGTTAAATCCAGCTGCTGGAGTTTCAGATGGTTTATCGATAATATTATTAACTGCAATAACTGTAGCTCTTTGCATATCAACAACCGGTGATACGTTCTGGTCAAACGTTTTCATGGATAATTTCAAGTTAAAGCTCTTATTACCACTTAGATATGCAGTTTCATTATCCGCATTTGCAATCATTCTTGGATTATCAAATACGATGTTTTTACCTAATGAGACGCCTCTGTATGTAGTAGATAGCTGATAAGCTGTTTCTGTACCAGCAATTGATTGACCACTGGTAGTTGCAATTGACGGAACAATCTGGGCAGCCGGCGGAATTAATGTGGACAAGTTAATATTTGCAATATCCATTAGAATATTCTGATCTGCTAAGATTGCACTACCACCACCGATCTCGGCAGATGTAGAAGCAGAATCAGCTTCAAATTGATAACCAGTTGCATCTACTACCGTAATAGTTCTAGCACCGTTAATAGAAGATGCACTAATACCTGCCAGATCGATTGCACCCGAAATATTAACTGTATCACCAACTGTAAAACCATGACTTGGCTGATATACCGTGATAGTAGCATCGGCCGAATCGACTGACATAGGATCTTCAGTTAATAGTTTTTGTGGTACATTCGTATTAGTTAATGTAGCAACCCCTTGTGTATTACTAAATTTTGCTACGTGGATCTGCATTTTCAGATCTTCCCACTGAACAGGTGTCCAAGTACTGTTATTTTGGGATTTGAATAGAGACCCTAGGAATGGCTGTTTAACAATTTTTCTATCTGTTGTACCAAGTTCAAAATCGCCTACTCTTGAAATATAAACTTTATAAGTAGGAACGCTAGAAATTAGAACAAAGCAATATTCTTTACCTGGAGCAAGATAAACGGGTTCGTCAAACTCGAAAGTTGTTGCTACACTTGCATCTGTTGATGTAGTTATATCGGTAGGGAATTTAAATACTGTAGAACCCCCAATAATCTCAGGCGATGGGAATCCGTTATTCATAGCACGAATTTGGCCCCATACTGGAGCAGTACCTGGATCTTTTGCAGCAAAATAGATATCTACCTTAGTAGCAAATACCCCGTTTTGTTCAGAAACTCTAAACGATTGCGCTAATGGATCATCATTACCTTCACCCATACATGCAGGACCTGGAACCGGATTAACAAAAGCTACTTCACCAGTTACAGTATTTCTCCACCAATTAGCTGGATCGGTTGATTCTGCAATCCATTCTCCGGTAGGTGCTCTTGGAGTAGGTATAACAGTATCATTCGTACCCACACCATTATCGGTATCAATAGAAGTACCTGAAACGCTTGTAGTATTAGTTACTCTTGAACTACTGGTTTCAGAAGTACTAGTTGAAGTAGCAATTTCTAAGATTCTTGTACTAAGAACATCTTTTTGTCTTGTTTCCAAAACACCTTGCGAAGTGAATTTCTGTATACCATAAGATGTACTAAATTCCACGTTATTAGGATCTGTAGCATCGATCAATGTAAAAATTCGCGTGCCAGCATTAAATCTAAGATTAGCTGTAGAAGGAATAAAGAATGAACCTTCAATATCACCATTTGCGTCGGCAATAAGTGGTGAAGATCCT